TTCACGAACGCGAAGTTGTTCTTTTTTATAGAACTCATCTGCCGCAATCTTTATCCCACTTTCAAATGCAGGTATAACTTGCCTTAAATTTGGATTATTTATTACTGATGGGTCAGCCAAGAATGGCATCAGTTTAGCATACGCATCACTAGTTTTACCTTGACCAGCAAGTGTCATCGACTCCTGCATACTCTGCTGCAAAAAGGGTAATATCTCTTGAGCTTGCTTTTGCTGCTCGCGTTCACGAAGAACCTTGCTTACATTGTCTCCAATTTTAGCCAAAGAATCTGCCACCCAATCCGTTGATTTGGATGCTTGCTGAGTTCCTGTCATTATGAGTTCTGCGATTGACATAGTAATAAAATGTTATGTTGGAAGTGCAACTGGCCTGTCGCTCATTGAACCTGTAGCCGGACTTCCGCCTAAATAAGTTCCGCTTGATGTTTGCGGCGTGTTGTAAAGTGGCGTTGCTCCCAGTCCTGTTCCGTATGGATTTCCAGATTGTCCACCATAAGAAAATCCAGCAAGAACATTGCTATATCCAGACAACGCGCCAGAAGTAGCTTTGCCAATGTCAGAGACACCTTGGCCAACTGCTTGTTGTGCTGCATAACTTGCGGCGATGTTTTCTTTATTCGCTCCGTAGATTTGCGTAGCAAGACCAGACTGAGCATTGTAGATGTTTCCAAACATATCAGATGTCATCTTAGCTTTCTGCAATCCGACTTCTGCTGCTGCTGTTTGGAATCCGAGTTGAAGCCTACCTACATCCAATGGTTCTGCTGTAAATGCTCTTGCCAACTGCTGCCAGTTTTGTGCTGTGCCTTGGATAGATGGAATTGCTGCCAATCCTCGTCCTTGAATATCAAGTGAGGTCAGTCCAAGGTTACGCGCCATCTGCCCTTGTGCTGCTTGGAATCCACCAGCTTGCCCTGCCGTTGCTGGATTAAACCCTGCGCCGGCACTCTCGGCAACATTACGCATAATCTGGTCTTTGACATCTTGTGGAACTTCTCCTTTAAGATATTGTGAGATAACATCCATTGCCTGCCCAATTTGCGTAGTAGCTTGCTGGCGTTGTTGTGCTGCTCCGGGTTGGAATTGTTCAAGTTGCTGTTGATAGTAATTTGAAATCTGACCAGCATCACCAAGCATTGCTCCAAGATTATACTCTGGAGCCTTGACTTCGTTAATCATTCCTTGGACTTGTTCTTGCCCTTTAAGAAAACCTTTAGTTGCTTTTCTCTGTTGATTTTTAAATTGTCCTGCCGCCGCACCTTGAGCTTTCTTTGCGCGATCTGCTGCCGACATGGAGATAGCAGCAGATGTTGCCGCCGCACCTACAGCAACCACACCAGCAGCAATAGCGAATCCGCTGGTGTGAAACATCATTGGATGTTTGTTAAAAAGTAAATCTTCTGGATGCTGAAGGAATCTCATTTGATTAAGTCGGTTCTGTTATGCCGCCACTTCTGCACCCTTGGGTCTTCCTTGGCGATGTGGGGATTAAAGTCTCTTGAAGTGATGCTGTCAATAATTTCGTCTGGATCAGTTAAATCAGTGACATGGCAGGTAGTCCAGATTGTATCTTTATGAGTGGCAAGCAAACGCCTCGTTCCTGCTTCTGTGATACCACTGTAGCCTGTTTTGTAGCGATGAGCAGGGATACCATGATACCAGACAGTCACATCACCTTTCATCACGAAGAACGGATGCGTAGTTAGATGGAGTAAACTTGTGAGAATCGTATCCTTCGGCATATAAATTTCCCGAATATACATTCCCGGTGTGAACCTATGCACCAGCGGACATTCCCGTGGAGGTAGTTTTAGAATCTCCAAGTCCATCAAGTTAAGCTCGTAGTCTGGATCACCATACCCAACCACATTTCTCGCGTCGATCTTATCTGGAATTGTCAGTGTCATCGATATAAGAAGTAATCGTTGGGTGTTGGTGACAATATATCATACCCGATTAGGTTGTCTGCCCTGCTGTAGTTGGCAAACCGAATTGGAGCGCAAGTTGGTATTTCTGTTCCCTCCATCTCTTTTTCCTGCTCCTGCACAGCTAATGCTAAATTAGCCATGAACTCCTGCGCCTTTCGATTCTCACGCGAGTTTAATGCAAGAACCGCATAGATCATTGCATCTGGGATGAACTCAACCAATTCTTTTGGGTCGGTTAGATCAAAGTATTTCTTCGATGCGTAAAGCGTGATACACTCGCACGTCCTCGGTGCTTTGAACCTACGGAATGTAGGATGAGCATCGTTCGGTTGATAGATCGCTATCAGCGTCTTTGCTTCATAATATGGATCGTAGGCATACACCCGAATCCTGCCCTTAGTTACTGGCTTGGTTACTCCCCGAATTCCTTTTACAAGGAGATCAGACTTTGCCAGCGTTGGAGGATTGGCAGTAGTAACCCTAACTTTATGATAGGTGTCATATTGGTCTTGCGCTTCAAACATCAACTCTACGCCGATGTCTTCAGCTTCCTCGGCCATCACCCCAATTTGGTATGCCCTCGTAGTATAATCTCGGAAGAGAACATGGAGTCCCCCTACCTCAGTAATTCCTCTATGGCATGAGTTACCTGCTTGTAGAGCAAAAGCGTTCGTCGCATTGAACCATTCATCTGCGAGAGATACTGATTCATCCCCGATCCACGCAAGTCTGATTTGCTCATACCTTGCTGGAAGCGTGAAACAATCGTTCACGCAGCAAATTTGGACATACTCTTCTTGAGTAGTCCAGTTACGCTTATTCCAAAGTAGTCGCCTTGCTTGGTTTACGGCTTTGACTCCTCGCTCGTATGAACAAGTTCCTGAGTCTCCGACGAACCCCTTCACAAGCTCTACCATCTCTTCGAGGGTATCAGCCATAGGGATTATCGTTTCCGATAATTATTTCTGGTAGCCTTGCTTTGGAGTGCCAGCAGTCGTATAGATGCTTGGCTTCTTTTTGCCCAAGTTGGGCATATTACCCATACCTTCACGGATCATTCCGCGAGTTGGTGAGCCGCCAGATACGAGGCGAGGATCGGTTCCTTTTAGTGGTGTCATATGTTTTGTTTTCTATGGCTTGGTTTATTACAAAGCGTGAATTGCCATCCATTCAACGCTAGTTATTTCCGCAATGTTATTTTCAATGCGGATCGAAAATCCTGTAGTAGTTTTGCTTCCTACATTTAATGAGAAAAGTGGTGTGGGCTGAATTCCAATTGTAGCGGAACAAACTGGAGTAATTGATACTGCATAGTTTGCGGTTGGAAGTGCAGCAAATGTTACAGTCCTTACAGAGTCTCCTGTAGTTACTCCAGTAATTGTTCCAACTCTTATTGTGCTAGTTTCAATCGTAGTAACACGAGTTTCAAGTGCATCAATTTCGTTCTGCTGATTAGCAAGGTCTTCGTTAATCTGCGCGATCTGCTGTGGAGTTACATCGCCAAGACCCGGAACGAGAATAGTTCCATTGGAAAGAACCTCATCAATAAATGCTTGGAACACATTTTGCCAATTACCAGTTGGACAGAAGTCATCTGGAACATTTGGAAAAGTAAGTGCTGGTGAGCTGTCTGCGTTGTCCATAGCTAATTTACGATATTGTATTCCCAATATTTTTCTTGGCAACACAAAAATGGTTCACATTCTTGATTTTCTTCTGGGCAGTCACCAACTGGAGAATCATCGTTGTTCTTGATGTTTGCCATTAGGCGAACTCGGTCAACAGTAGCCGCGCCAGTGAGGTTGACTTTGATCTGGAACTCGCTGCCCTCTACCGATGGGATACCTGCCAAGTCATTGCACTCACTTGGGTCTGGAGTGTTAAACTTGTAGCGTTTATAGCGATTGCCTCCCCTCTGAGGAATACATTCAGTTACTTGTGGTGAACATGAATCGCACCCGTAGGTTGTAGGAACTTTAAGTTCTGACCAACATGGATTAGAATCAGAACGGAAATCTACATAGCTATCTACTTGGCCTTTAATCTCACTCATCCACATTTCTCCACCAGTAATTTTTTTGCGGAGGAACTTGTTTGTTGCCCCGCTTCGATTGAAGTCATACCTACCAGTTGTGAAAAAGGATTCTATCTGCCTGCTACCATTTGGCCCGTAATCGTCGCCTTGTGCTACAGTGAATTCGTAAAGTCGGTTCTTGTTGTCTTTATCAAACGAGAATCCGAATCCTCGCTTCTCAGCTTGGATTAGTGCTGTCAGTAGCTGAGTTGGTCTAAAGCCTGTCCAAATGCCATTCCAGCGGAAAGAAAGCTGTGCGTCTGGTGCAGGTGAAGATGATTGATCAAGATCAAGAACCACCATTCCCCTATGATAGCGATTCAGTCCTTCTACCCCTGCCGCTCGATAAGTTTGCGGAGCTACTGTGCTAATTATGTAGTTATTGAAAAACATCGTAGAAGCGAATTGCTTCAACCAAGGCGTATCATTTTGCACCCACTTATTCACTTCTCTAGACAGTTTGCGAAGTGAGAAGTATCGCGCAAATTCAGATTGGCTATTGGAGTAAAATGCCCAACCATCGTGTGACCTAAACCAAAGCTCAGAGTTTGCTAGTGCCAAATATGGACTTGTGCATCCACGTCCAAGCAATGAGATACGTTGGATGTTCGATGTATTCCATTGTGACCTTGGTATAGACACATCCATTGAGAAAGCTCCATTACCAGTAAGGACTACAAGCTCACCTTGGCCGCGAAGGTTGGTTCCAATCTGTGGCATTACTCTCATGCCAGTAATATTCCCCATCATTGCTGGAGTAGAGAACGCACCGCCTTCTGCCCAATATCCAATCTCGGTGAAATTCTCGGTATTCTTGGTATCGGTAAACCCACCGCCATAGATAATGTCAGATGCGTAGATTTGATTGAACCTATCAGAAACAAAGACTCGCCCGAATGCGTATTCCATCACAGTTCCAATCGGCATCTTTGCCAAGTATGGATTCAGTCGGTAAGCAGGAAGTTTTACTGTGCCAGTTCCTATTCCGCTTCCAGTTGCCGTAAACTTTACTCCGACTGTATTGGATGGCGCACCGATTAAAGTAAAATCAGTAGTGCCAACTGAAACAATTTCCGAGTAATCGTTGTTTTGGATTTCAAAAGCAGTCAGCGTTCCTAATACGCCATCCCATGCTATCGCATTCTGGTATCCGTTTTGGATATACGCCCGATCTTCAGCTTGCACAAAGAATGTGTGCATCATGCCCGGATCGTTACCTTCGATGATCTTGTAGGCGTATGCTTGGTTGTTTACTATCTTTAGAAAGTAGATAACTCCAGATACAGATAGTAGTAGTCCATCGCTGGTTCTGTAATTGGTCGCCCGATATGGATACGCACCTTGGAAGTTACCTCCAAGAATATCGTTAACGATAGTCTCAGCTTGCCCTGTTCCCGCAACAATTGAGATGTTCCGAATGCTTGGTCTTGTTCGGTTAATGCCTCCTCGGAATGTCCTATTGACTGACTCTGCTACAAAGGATTCTGGTAAATATGATGGGTGAGTATCTGCGTCTTGTGCAATGATACTTGTGAACCCATCAAAGACTGATCCTTCTGCTGGCATTATGCGTTGACACTTTTGATTACAATGAATCGCAGACTAAGAGCTTCAGATAATGATCCTCCGGTAATGTTACGGATCGTGACATTGGCATTACCTGTTGCTGGAGCTACCGCAAAGTTGTATGCACCAAGCGTTCCTCCAGAGATGTGACTTACCAACACGATGTCCGTAGCTTCAATAACCGAATTGCTCAAGTTGAAGGTAACGGCGGTAGCGGACGCAAGTGCCGCGCTATCGGTAACGATAATTCCAGTAGGACGATTGAGAGCAACAGCGTTTGTTTTAGC